AACGTCTTCACCACCTCTGTTTGCATATAAGTACTCTACCATCATTCTCATAGCATGTACTAATGGAGAAGGCATCTTACCATTATTTGCTGTATATATATCATCTAGAGATTGATTTACTTGTTTCTCTACCATCTCTTCAGCTGCATCACCTAGAGCTTCTAAGTAATTGTCATCATCAGTGAAGTCACTATCAATGATACATTGACGTTTAATATCTTCTATTGTTAAGTATTTCATTCTCTAGAAAAATCTATTTATGAAGAGAGTATGATTGCTCATACTCTCTTTTATATCATGATTATACAGTAGTATCACCAAATACGAATGCTTCTGGACGAAGGATAACAGCATCAAAGTATGCATTGATTATGATACGAACACATCCTTTAAGTGCAACATCACCACTTTCATCAAGTTGTAATTCGATATTACCCCAAGAACCAAGAGCTAAGTAGTTCCAGTTACCATAAGCAAGTTTCTTAGAAGCTACGTTAGTTGTTACAACAGCAGGTGTACCATCTACTTCATTGTTCTCAAATACTAATTGAGTTGACTTAGTTGACTTAGCCATTCCACGAAGAGCAGCTTTAGCTTTAGGTGAAAGTAAGTATTTCATGTCACCACCAACATTAGCTTCTTCTACATCAGCTTCAAAGTCACATACATTCTTGTAAGTAGTGATTGATTCAGGTGTTACACCATAGAAGATACCAGCTGGTTTCTCAGCATCACCAGCAGCACTACCTAAGATAGTAGCTTCAAGCTTGTCTTGTAATGCATTTACTAAATCTCTACGGATAGCAGCTTCAGCACCAACAGTATCTTGATAGATAAGTTGCTTAGAGATGTCTACATAAGCAGTAAGACGTTTTGGAGAAAGCTTCTTAGTAGTGAATTGATTACCAGTAGCTTGTGCTTCAGCCATTTCTGACTCCCAGAATACATTAGACTTACCCATGATAGGTACTTGGATGTCACCATGTTTCATACCAGTATACCAACGTACACCAAGCTTAGAAAGTACTGAATTTGCATAAAGTGGTTCTAAGATACCTTGAATCTCAGTCTCAACAACTTCATCATGTACACCATCATTACCTTGTACGGCAACAGAACGTGTTTCAGCATTTACATTGATTTGTGATTGTTTGTTATCAAGAGCATTACGAAGCTCATGAATTAAGTATTTTTCATCTTTGTTCATAATATTATGACGTGTATTTTTATTTTCTTCTTTTGGTTTTTTAGCAAGCTCTGCTTCTAAGTTAGCAAGCTCTGTTTTTCTTTCTTCTATTTGTTTCTTCAATTCATCAACTCTAGAGTTCTCTTCTTCTGTCAATTCTCTGTTCTCTTTATCAGCAGCCTCAACAATTGAACGAATTTCCTCACCATGTTGATGAATCAAATCACGTAATTCAACAGTGTTTGTGTTCATATTAATAATAAATAATATTTTTTATTTTAGACATCAGCTATTGATAAAGCTAAGTCATCTAATATCTTTTTGTTTCTATTATGTATATCTTCAATACGTTCTTGTTCTCTTCTTTCTGCTTCTTCTTGCTCTTTCTTCTCATATTCATCAACTTTGTCATCTAGACTACGACAAGAAACTTCTGTTGATAAGTAAGCAGGAGCACAAGACAAGACACTGATCTCATCTACCATTCTGAATGAGTCAATGTATCGGTTCCATATTCCTTCTTCATTTGGCTTGTCATCATAGTGATCTTCACCAACCAAGAAAGCAAATGATACAGCATCATAATCACCACGCTCAATACCTCTAAGAAGCTCATTGCCTTTCTCTGTATCAGGTAATTCTGTCTCGAATTCTAAGCCACGTTCTGTGATGAACAACTTCAATGAGCCTTCACCATATTTTGAACGAGCTAAAGTACCTTGACTGGCATCATGATTCATATATAGCTTGATATCGTTGTTCTTGATTAAGTCTTCATTGATAGCAGAGCGTTGGACAAACTCATAGAACATATGTTTGTTTGAACGAAGCACTTGACTTCTAGAGTCAGCTACAATTGCAAGACCGTGAATTTTTCTAGATTCAACTTTATCAAACTTACCAGATGTACGAATCTCTAACTTATTCATCTTTGTCTTCTTTATCTTTTTTGTTTTTATCTTTGTTGTCTCTATCCTTGTTGATGATGTTATTGTCAATGTTAGTATAATTTACCATCAATACATCACAATTTTCCATAGGATTAAGACCTAGTTGTTGTCTAGCTTCATTGATTGTGATGATACCGGCATTCTTAAGTGTTGTAAGATAGTTTGCTTGACTTTGCTTGTCTGACTTAAGTATGAAGTTGTCATCTAAATCAATATATAAGGCCTTCTCACTTGGTAGTATGAGCTTTCTTGTCAACTCATCTTCTACCAGCTTGATGTAAGGCATAAGTGTATGCAATACAAATTCAAGTAATGAAGCTTCAATTGTAGAATAGCTTGAATGACTCAAGTCACCTAGAAGAACAGGATTGATAGAGAAGAAACGAGCAACCTCTTGCAAATTGAACAATCTTGATTCAAGCATCTGTGCTTCTTTAGCATTAGATGATACTGGTTGGTATTTCATTCCATACTCAAGAACTGCAATACCTGTACCATTGTTGCCATTTGCTTGGATCCATGCATCACGAATCTGCTCTCTTTGTTGTTGTGTATTGATTTTTGATTCAGTAGACAACACACCATTCAAATGACAGTTACCACTAAAATAGTCACGTGATGTCTTCTCTGTAAATTTAGATAACTCAATTGTATTCTTTGCATAGTTCAATATACCAATTCCGTTGACACCATCTTTAGAGTTCTTCACAAAATGGATGACATTGATTGGTTCTATTCTACCATTGTTGATACCTTGAATTGTATAGTATAAGTCTCTTGTTAATCTGTCATAATAGATATTGTATGTACCATGCTCACAATAGATGATAGACACTGGCTTTCCATTGTTATCTCTCTCTATATAAGCAAGTCCATTACCATATAGCAACATGTCAACAATAAGCATCTTCATAAGCATGTACTTAGTCTGGACGTTATTATTGAACACATTGTAAAGATTATGGTCATATACAATATCAGACTTGTTGTCTTGTCTTGTCTTCACATTGATAGGCAGCTCAGCTATAGAGTTAGATATTATCTCTACAGCAGCAAAGACACTAGACAATGACAAGTCTGGTATACCTGATAGATTATTCTTATTCAATAGATTAGTCAATCCAACATTACCATAAGAAGGCATTTCTTGAATCTGACTGCGTTTCTCAAAAAATCTTAGCATATTAAAATTTCATTTATCTATTTAATAATAATATAAAATCTAGAATATTGACACTTTATTCTACTACTTTAAGAATATCACCGGTGTTCGGGTTTTCTGGTTTTCTCTTAATCAGCTTTACAAAATCATTAGCCATGTATTCATCTCCACCACATATCTCTAATAACTTTGACCAAGTCCATTCATCTATGACTCTACCTGTATCACAACTTATTGTTTGTATTTTCATAATCAAGAACCATATATTTCTGTATAATCTGAACTGTTTGTGAAATAACCATTTTCCATATCATCAAATGTAGGATATATATCTGGAACGGCAATTGTTATACTTGAAGTTCCTGAATTAAATCCATGGCATATACATATGTTGTACTTGGTATTAGGATCTAGATTCTCAAATACACACATACCATCAGGAGAATCTATATTCTTGAAATAATATGCTGTATGTTCATTTGAACTAGAAATATCACGGTAATTTATATATGTGTTATCATTTATTTTGTTAACAGATATCTTAGATATCCAAGATGTATTATTTTGTGTATAGTTATTAATATAGAACTTGAACCTTGTGAATCCAGTAATGACAATATTCAAATTTAATGTGTCCGTTGTCGACACATATTGGTCATTTGTACTGAATATTAATACATTATTGTAATAATAGTACCACTTTGAATTATCACTTCCAGGAGTAACATGGTGTGTATATGCATACATTGATTGCCAATAATTAACTCGTCGATAACCTACATTGTAGTTCTTATATACTTTGATACTTGCATTTGATTTCACATTATCATCAATATTTGTTATAGTCCAATTACTTGGTATACCTGATGTACCAGATGTTATATCTAAGAATGCATCTTTTACGAATGTACCACTAGATGCTACACCACTGACCCAATTAGTAAGGCAATCTGTTGCTGATATGTCTGTTGCAAGCATCTTGATATAATTAAGATTTTTACAACCTTGGAACATAGACTTATAACAACTATTAGCTAATGTAGTAGCTGGTAATTCTGGTGCTGTAGTAAATGCACAATTTGTAAACATATATTGATAGCAATATGTGCCTAATGTTGTAGCAGGTAATATTGAAGGTACAGTTACTAATGCTTTACAATTATAATATGTACCAGTAAAACAATAATCTGGTAATGATAATACATTTGGCATATTAGCGGCATTTGTTAATGATGTACAACCACTAAACATATCTCTCATATTATCTGTACCTTGAATTGTAGTAATAGAACTAAATAAATTTGTAGGTATAGATGTTAATGATGTACAATTATTGAACATTCGTCTATAACAACTTTTCTTTATTGTTGTTGCTGGAAGATTAGGGATACTATTAAGTGATGTACAACCAGAGAACATAAGATAATAACAATAATCTGCTAATACAGTAGCTGGTAATTGTGGAGCAGAAGTAAGTGATGTACAACCAGAGAACATATTATTATAAGCATATTGATTTAATGATGTTGCTGGAAGTTTAGGTGCACCTGTTAAATTAGTACAACCTTCAAACATACTATAATATCCTGCATAAGTCACTGAAGTAGCAGGTAATATCAAGTTACTGGCATCTACAACTTTAGTATCTTTGAATATACTACTGAATGTTCTAGATGCATTTGGTGGTGTTGTCATTGTACTGAAGCTTGTACTGTTTAATAATGACATAATGTTACCATATATGTTGAATGTCTTGGAGGATGTGAAGTAATTATATAAATTGGTACTAGATACAAAGTTTCCATAATTACTATTATCACCTTTTAAATATAGTTTATCACCAGTATTCAATGTAGCTAATGTTACTCCTGTAGTGTCTGGTGTGACACTAGTCCATGTAGTCTTGTCAGTTGAGTATTGGATAGTTCCTGTTGGAGCATCTGAACTACTCTTCTTCCAACCTATAACATTATTGTCTTCTAATGACTCAAATGTAAGATATTCTGCACTATAGTCTCTGAAAATTAAAGTAGAGCCTTTATATATGGCACTACACTTGTTAGAACCATAATAAAGGCTTGATATATTAGATAAGTTAAATCCGTTCATTGTTTCTTTGTAATATAATTTGATTATTGGATAATATATATACAGTTATTGTCTGGATTAGCTGGTAAAGCTGCTACAACTTCTATCTTAAGACCTGATGTTGTTGATGTTACAACCGTATTAGGTACAGATGTAAGATAACTTGCATTAGATAAATCAGTCTTAGTCACATAGTTAGATAAATCT